GACTTTTAATTTGACAAATCAATACACTCTTCTTCTGCAAAAGAATCGCAGTAAGCTTTACTTACCAATAAAAGCCCATAGTACAACCCACGCGCAGGCTCAAGCTCAAGATATAATTCGGGCGTTAAATGCTAGTGAACTCGAATTGACGTATACAAAGCAAACAGAAAGTTTGCTCTCTAACTTATTTGAAAAATTAGCCTTCAATACTTTTACTCAAAATGAATGCGTTGAGTGGGAAGGATCTTACTGTAATAAATGTCCTTGTACTTATGTTTTTCAAAATCGTATTTATATTAGAGATTTAATATTGAAGTATTTAAACATACCGAAAGATAAAATAATTACCAAAGGTAGGTGTAAAAACACAAATTGTATAAATCCATATCATTTTGAATATCATCAGAGCAATAATTCAAAACTTACTTGCGGAGACACCCGATTGCTACTAGCCTATCGGAGCCAAGGAACTGGTGTAAACCAGATAGCTGAGGCCCTAAACGTCCACCGCTCAACAATTTACAGAAAACTAAAAAATGAACGTCTTTCTTCTGGGTCTGCGAATCACAGCGGAAGCTGATGAGAACGAAGGAGTTTTAAATGTCCTTGCTGAATCACTACCAGCAAGCGATAAACGAGTTCCTACAAAAGTTCAATTACTTCAACAAAAAACTCATTATGTAGGCAAACTCCTTAAAGAACTTAAGGAAAATCAAACAGTCCTGGCTATTGGTCCCACGCGGCCAACCATCGACGGTGTTCTTCAAATGCAACCAATTTTGGTTGTGACAAACGAAAACTTTGACGATCTACTGGCCGTCAATCTTTTTATGATTACCGGAGGACTTGGACCTAAAGCCGATGAAGTTGAGCTTAATGACACAACAGTGACAAACCGTTCACTGGCATGGCCAAATGAAAACGGCGAAACCTCGTGGGCAAAAGTCACAGCATGGGCTGAGCTCTCAAAACAACTTTCAGAACTTGCCCCTGGAACACCAACAATTGCCGTTGGTAAAGTTTCAACGAGCGAGAAAGACGAGAAGTTGTATTTGAACTATAACGTTGATAAAATTATGTACCTTCCTAAGTCTTCTAAAACAACTCCTAAGAAAGCTGCTGATCCAGAAAAAGGAACAGTAGCTGCTGCTGCTCTTGGTTCTATTGATTTCTCCCTCTGATTCGGACTAACTAACCATGGTATTTATCGCTGGAAATTTTTCGGAAGACGAAATTCTCTGTAATCTTCCTCCGCATACTCTTCGTGTTGATCTTCAAGCTCGTCGTTGGAAATCCGATGTTGACCCTGACTCAGCAATCGTAGATAAAAACGACAACGGTATACCGATTGAGTTTATCCTGATTGGCTTCACTCCTTATTTCGGTAATCTCGGAATGAGGAATCAAGAAGAATTCATCCGTGTCGCTTACATCGGCGTTTCTCCCAACCACAGGTTGCTTCCGCCACGGTGTGTTACGACCTCTATGATTTCTGGCAAATCGAGTCAAAAGAATTTCATCTCTTATTTTCAAACCCTGTATAACAACCGCATTAATTGTGCGTCTGTTATTACATCTTCGAAGTTTGTGACCCGCTCGTTTAACGAGAAGGATCCTATGACCGGAGCTGATGGAGCCAAGATTAACTTTAACGCTCTTGAATTCTCTGATCGTCCGCCTGCTGACGACAAAGAGAAAGCTTTGATCGAAGACGTAAACACATGGCTCAATGCAGACGGCGGAAACATGATCGCTGCTGCTCTTAAATCTCATATCCCTGGGGCTACCTTGGTCGAACTTCCTTTGGGTGCGGATCACACCGCAATCAAAGCGGCATTCGCAGAGTCGCATCCTTTCAGCGGTGAAAGGCAACTTGCCTCAGCCAACGAAGAGAAAGCTCTGCCTCCGGCTGCCGCTCCCAAAAAGGAACAAGCAGCTTCCAAAAAAGCTGTCGAACTTACTGAAGAACAAGCAAAAGCCCTGGGTATTGACTTCTAACTCCTGCAGATAGCATTAAACTGCGGGGTGCGAACCCCGCTTTTTTATGCACAAAAAAATCATTGCAATCAGACAACGTGTTGGAAATCTATGGGTCGCTTTGTTTTACGAACGGATCGGAGAAAATCTTTGGCACGTGGGAATAAACATCAACAAGTCTCGCCGAGCACAATCCGACTGGTACAAAAAGAGAAAAAATAAACGTGCCCGAAGAGCGAACCAGATTCCCACGGGGCGGAGTCAACGCGGTCTAGCTGCCCTTTATCGGATGTTTAAAGATACACATATAAAATTTCCAGCTGGCTCAGCATTTGTATCTATACCAACGTCTAAAAAACGCGAAGCAATTTCTAAGTATATAGAACGCTTAGGGTTTACTTATTTTGTTCAGGATGATTTACCTCTTTGGGTTTTAATAACTCCTCAAAGCCCGGAAGAATAATCTTATTGCTCGCGCACCACGAGGCTAATCGAGCAAACAAATGACTACGCAACAGGTATTGCTTATGTATCTCCTCAAAAATCTTTAACAGATCCTCTTTGCTGAGTTTTCGTGCATCCATCATCACTCGTTGATGTAAAAATTCTTGTTCCTGTGTCTGCCATTGGAGGTTCAGCATACTCTAAATCCTTTGTGTGACTGGTGTTAAGACCGTGAACTAAACGAGCCGAAAGCGGCTAAGCTGGACTGGTTTTAAGATCACTGCAGATGTCTACGTTTTACAGCATCCCAAAGGGTGTAACCCACACCTTAATAAAACATTCCTATCTGCAGGGAAAAATATTTGTCCCGTACGACCCATTAAATGTACTCTCAGATCAACTAAAAGGGCACAATTATCAAGTAACGACAAACACAGATAAACAGAATTTAACCAACCCGATTTGGTGGGTGGGGGAACGAGACAAAGGTCATGATTGGGTGGTGGCATCAACCTTAGGTTCAGACCCAGAAAACGATTACATACTCGAATACGGATTAGAAATAGTTAAATGTGGGATTGCCGTGTTGGATCGGCTGTCCTTCATCGAACCTGTATCTAAACGAAGAGACTTCTTACTAAAAAATAAGCTTTCAAATATGATCGTTCTGTCCCCACGTCCTAAATTTAGGGCCATCGGCTCCAGCCGAGATTCCGTAACTGCTTGTTGGTTTGTGTTCCAGAAGCCAGAACGATGGCATGATGGGACTCAAATAACATACGGAATTAATTGGGATCAAGTCGATCCTCTTCCCGCTCTCCCAGATTTATGACTTCACCCAATGTTCGGCGACTCGAAGAGTTCCAAAAACAAATCGTGGAACAGCTGGCAGCTACAAATGCCAAGCTTGATAAAATCGCTGCCTTACTCCTTTCTAATCAACTCCTTGAAGAATGCGTCAGTCCAGACGGAGAAATCAGGACTCCCGAAGAGTGCGCAGACATTGTTAGGGAGAGTTTTTGCGCAAGCTTATGCCTCTCCGAAGAACTGAACAGCAACCAAAAAGAGTTTCAGTATCAGGTATCCGAGTTCTATCTGGACTCTGATGAGGATGAAGCTGATGAAGACGAGGAAAATGAATGTGAAGAAGAAGAAGATGATGACGATGATGACAGCGGTACAGTAAATTACTCGTTGTCTTTTTAAGTTATTCTTAAAAAAGTAATGTAATATGCGGGTAAATGACACAACTCCAGTGTCCCAAACCCGCTTAAGTATTGACGGCAAACGTTATTACAACTGCAACGGTGTTCCTAAACCGTTGCCTTCGGTGACTACTATTCTGTCGTCCACGCAGACTGAAGAAACGCGTAAAAAACTTGCCGCGTGGAACCTATCGAACCCCGGTGCTTTAGATAAAGCAGCAAGCAGGGGGACTTGGATTCACTCAGCTACTGAGAATCACATTCGCGGTTTGCGAGTCGAACCGCCTTCAGACTATTTACCGTACTGGAAAGACGTACCCGAAACTCTCGACGATCTCCTCAAAAACGGCAAAGTTCTGTGGAGCGAGTCACCGTTCAACCAACCGCAATGGCACAAGTATGTAGGTGACGATGGTGTCGGGCGCCTGCACTACTACGACGATAAAACAGAACAAGGTTATGCAGGGTGTCCAGATTTAATTTATAAAGATGAAAATAACGAAATAGTTTTAGCGGATTTTAAAACAAGCACGTCACCGTATTCTTTAAAATTTCCCAAAACGAACTCAGGTATTTCTGATACCGTACGAAAGGCTTTAATCTCTGGTGTATTTAAAGCAAAGAAAACAATGCTGCAGCTGGCGGCATACTCGTTAGCAGCGGAGAAATGTCTCGATATTCACGTGGACAAGACAAGAATTATTGTCTCCACGCCGCTTCCTGAATACAGCGTACAGGTGTTTTCTTTTAGTCGAAAAGATCTCGAAAAACACATGGAAATGTGGCTACAAGTTCTCCGACAGTTTTACGAAAACGTCTGAAGAACTTACAAAAAGAAAGCCCGAATTTAAGTTTTTCCTAGGCTGCGCCTGGGTTCCGCCCGTGCCAGAATGGCCAGACGACAGTGAGCCATGAACTATTTCTTTAGTCACAACGAAGAAGTAAAAAAATATATTGATCCTCGTATAGGTAAATTAAAAACCGGCGGTAATTACGCGGCGTTTAATGATAACTGGGAAGCGTGGGAAGGTTCTATTTATGATGTTGAAGATTTTGTATCTATTGGAGAAGGTTTATGTGCGTGGCATTTAGTTAACGGTAAACGAACAAAAAACGAAACAGGGTGTATTCAAGCTGGCTTAATCATCATTGATGTAGATAATCAAGCAGATGGCAAAGATGCCGACGGTAATAAAATACAAAAGCAAGAATTAAATGTAGCGGATATAAACAATTTAGAAATCTGTAAAAAGTATTTAAGTCTTGCTTATTACTCGCCGAGTCACACAACGGAGTGGCCGCGATTCCGGTTGGTGTTTGGTTTAGAAAAACCGATTATCGATACGCAGTTTTACCAATGGTTTACAAGGCAAATTGCGCAGCAAATACCTGGAGCTGACATAAGAGCCACGCAGGTTCCAAATCTGTTTTATGGTTGTAAAAATAAAGGCGACATTATATGCGTAACAGATAAATATATACCTGCAAACAAAGTCGACGAAGGGTTTTTGGCGTTTGTAGCGATACCAAAATCTGAAGACTCGTTGAGTGACCCGCAGAAAGCGATGGAACTCGACATCGATCCCGAAGGCATCCCGCTAACGAAGCTGCTGAGTCGCTCCGTTCAAGGCATCCTCGATGGCGATGCGGTTGATGATAGATCTTCGACGATGGCCATGGCCTTCAAAGAGATCATTGGGTGGGCGAACTGGGTTCGGGAAAACAACGTGCCTGTAAGCACGGCGCCCCTTGACGTAGCGAACCGGGTGTTCTATGCTATTTACGAATACAGCTCCGAATTGGATGGAAAGTTTTCTAGAATTTTAAATAGTATTACATCTGCTGATACGCTTGAGCCTGCAATCGTTTTGAGTTCAGACGAAAAAGAATTAGCAGCTTGGAAAAAAGTCAAAGCAAACAACCGACAAATTTTTGAAAACGTCTGCCCCGAAAACGTCAGGCAACAACTTAAAAACAACAAACCAAAACCAAAAAATTCAATCTTAACCTTTGACGATTCGTCGTTTGAGTTAGATACCCCGTCAACACCAAATCAAATGCCAAATCAAACTCCAAACACACCGAGTCAGCTAATACAGCTGCAAACTAATAACAAGCAATTTAGTGAAAATGATATTGCGGATATTATTGTAAATAACTATGGAGACGATTTTTTATTCGACTCTAGTCTGGATGAATTCTTCACATACGATGAAGACGAAGGTGTATGGTTTATAAACGACGAACATCACATTAAAAGACGCGTCGTAAAAACACTTGACACATTCGTAAAGGCTGGAGTTCTTCCTAAGTACAGTTCGGCCACGGTCAACTCGGTCTTCCAGATCCTGAAAGCGAAGCTGCTGCGCTCAGCGCGTGGAGGCAGGGCATCAATCTGGCAAGCCTCCCGTGGTCTCATCCCGTTTAAAAACGGTGTTCTGGATGCAAAGACGCTGCAGTTTGATCCAGGCAACAAGCGCGAACTGTATTTTCAAACCAAGCTTCAATTTGATTACGACCTCTCAAGCAAGTGCCCTAAATTTCTAAGTTGGCTCGAATGGGCAGTTGGTAAAGATAAAGTTATACTTATCAGGGCTTTTTGTCGTGCTGTACTTACTGGATATACAACGGGCGAACGCTTTCTGCATCTTATCGGTCCGGGCGGATCTGGTAAATCAACGCTGCAGCAGATCTTGATTGCGCTAGCCGGATACACAGGCACGCATACAAGCGATCTTGAAACGATTGAAACGAACCGATTCGAATGTCACAGTCTGATCGGCAAACGACTTCTGTTGCTGACTGACGAAGCATCATTCAGTAAGCGACTGGACACCCTTAAAAAACTTACATCCTCCAGCGACACCTTACGTGCTGAGCGTAAATACGGTACTCAAGTTATAAATTTCAAACCAGAACTTTTGGTGTCGATCGCAAGTAACGAGCACATTAGCTCTAGTGACATTAGTAGCGGTCTGGAGCGCAGGAGGTTAACGATTGTTATGGACAAGGTTGTTAACCCTTCGAACAGGCGCAATCTGATCAGTGTGTTTAATGATCACATTGAAGGCGAGTTTGTGGAGGAGTTGTCGGGCATTGCCACGTGGCTTTTACAGATGGATTTTGCAGAGATGCGGGATGTGTTGGCAAACCCCGTCAAGTATTGCAGCGATCTAAACGAATCCAACCTCGATGCGCTGGTGTTCAACAACCCGATTTGCGCTTGGTTGGCTGACTGTACACTGTATGCTCCTAACAGCTATGGAGTGCTAGGGGGCGGTGCGTTCCGACCAACGGTCGATGAATCTGAAAAAGGCTTCTACGTTAAGAACGCTTACTCAGAACTGTACGCATCGTACGTTAACTACTGCAAATCAAACGGATATAAACACAGCGCAAAACCGCGTTTTGTTGACCGCCTTAAAGAAACCGTAACTAACGTTGTAAAAATCCCAGGCATTACGCCAAAATACATCAACGGAAAAGCAATCGTCACAGGATTACGACTCAAACCTTTTGATCCCACGACGGATCGAGCTTCAATAGGAAAAAATAGGCTACCCTCTCCAATAGACTGGGCTGCAAACCCAGACATTTGGCAATCCGCCTTCACGGAACACGACCCTCAAAAACCACAATCAGATGAATGACCTTTTAAAAAATTCGCTGGTAGCTGCGGCGGGAGTCGCGGTAGTCAGCACGGCTGCGATCGCAACCAATTCAATTGCAAGTGCTGTAGCGGCAATCGGTGGCGCTACGTTCGGAACACTGTGTATTCGTTCCGAAGAAGATAAAAAAGCACGTAAACGAGAAGAAGCGATTCGTGTAGCTACAGCTTTTAAAAGCTTCTACGAGCGCAACAAAGGAGTGATTGTTCCCGAAGAAATTAGTTTCTTTGCTGACATCGATCTACCCACGGCAACTGTGTTCCTTGATGCGCTTGCAGAATCGCAAAACGGACAGAAGTTAATCATAAACAACATCGTGGCCTACGCCTTCCCACATACCGAAAACGTGTTAGATACGCTTACGAAAAATTCACAAGCGTGGGTTGAATCTAGAACTCAACCTGTCCTGGCTGAGAATCAGGTCCTGAAACAGCAGATGATGATGATTCAGGCACAAATGCAGGCCCAGGCTATGGCTAATCAGCAGATGCCTTCATACACACCAGAGCCCCAGGTTGTTCAACAAACACCCTCAACAGATATCGATCCCTGGAAAAATCTGCTATAGTTAGGAATGCGCCAGGAAAGGTCCCCCCATGAAGGGGATCGTACAGGTGTTACATCGAGTCGATGAATTGCCAGCCTCTTAACCCGAGGCTGGCATCATTTTTTGATGCCTCAATTACAGCTTCGATTACAGAAGGAAGAAGGGCTTGCAGACGTTGCCCAATCTGATTCGAAATGTGCTTGTGTTCCTTCTGTGTTCCCGGTGCTGAACGGACACCAACGAAGAACAACCAGCTCCGCAAAGTGCCCTGCATATGAAGGCGAGTCGGAACACACAGCGGGAGAATATTTCGGGCACACTCCCTAGCCACGCCTGACTCAACCATATCGGTGTATAGCTCGGAGCACAGAGCATACGCGTGGCGGATACGGTCGCGGAATTCTTCTTCGATCAGCTCGTTTTCGTACTCGGTACTGTTCTGCCGATTTTTAGAATCCTGAGCTCGGAGTTCAAATTCCGGAGCTATATCGGACAACTCAGCTAAAACATCTAAAGGATTGCAGTATCGCTGACTAGCTTCCTGAAACGAGAAAGAACGATGACGAAGAATCTGAGGAGAGATACTACGCGAGGTATAAATTTCAAATGAAGCGCACACTTGCTCAAAGACACTAACGTGCCCCTCACGAATGCAATGTGTTAAAAGTTTTATATATTCTTCTCGATCAGGATTCTTCGTCGACACGCGGGCGTGCTTAGCCAGAACACGCTCCGGATTATCCGTGATCCAATCGAGCTTGACCTTATGAAGTTCTTTAAGATGCGGCACTGGTGTTCTGGGCTTTCTTACCCGGAACAATAGCATCAGTGATTCGCTCGACAAGGCCAGGATTTTGCTTCGCCACAGCGCCTGCAAACCTGTTGGAGGTCGGCTTCATCTGAGACGGATCCATGTAGATCTGTGGGCCTGCGAATCGCATGATCAAGTACGAGGGAAGGTTTGCTGATACCGAAGTCTAGCCGTGACTTCAGATGGAGTTAAAGAGGGCAAACGGGTAGCTTCGAGACCTAACCGCTGACCAGCTAACCGAATAGGGAAATCTGTATCCCTCATTTAATTTTACCCATTTTTTGTTTGGATAAAGCTAGTAAGTTATTCATCATGTTATGGGTCAACAAAGGATAATCAGACGTAGCAAGTGGAGTTTTTACAAAATTTTGTTGAGCTGGACCGGTTACCTGACGAAGACTCATCCGATTTGCGGGATTAGCTTCAATAAGAGACGCCATATACTGAGCCTGAGACATATCGTCGGGGCTCTCAGGAAGTGGAATGTTCCGTTGGTTGTAACCGGGAGCACCAGTTAACTGAGTAGATTTTTTAATGTTCCCCTCGCCGTACTCGACTGGCGGGATCGGGGGACGGCTGTAAGTTCCGCGATCAACAGCAATCTGCGTTGCCACGCGGTTTGTGTTATCGAGCTGAGTAACGCGACGAAGACCGAGCTGGGGCTCGACGTTATACCCGATCAGACCAGGGGGCAGCGACAGTCCCGCCCTCGCTTCAGGGGCTTTTCCGGTGATGTCTGAACGGGGAACGATAGCCACTACTTGTCGCCTCTGTTGGCACTTCTAGATCTAATTCTAAGATTATCTGAGCTGTTATCTAGCGGATTTCCATTTTTATGATCAACATCTTTCCCGTCGTGTTTCTGCGCACGACCTTCGGCTTCTAAACGCCTACGAGCTTTATTCCTAGCAGCACGACGCTTTTTCTGCTC